ACTCCAGACAAGCTATGCGGTGCAAGGTATAGAATCCCCGTGAGATAGCCTAAGATCTCACCCTTGATTGTTTTCGCATTTTCTACTGTCAGTATGGGGCGATATCCTGCCGGTTTGTTGCGTCGTGTGTTGCGTACGGTGTTTGTCATGAGTCCATTTTCTGACGACGTCATATAGACGTCAAATGGCACGCGCTGCCGGTGCTCACCAAATCAGCGCCAAATCAGCGCCAAATCAGCGCGTTGATTCCAAAGGGGTTATCGCATCCAATTGATTCTAAAGAGGCGCTGCAAACCATTGATTCCATTGACCGACCGGTCGCGTTGCAGACAAAGGGGTTAGCTATCCCATTGATTCTATTGAGGCGGCCAAGTGCCTGATTCTAAAGGGGTAGTGCGTAAATCCTTTTGGGTCCTAGGTTTAGGGGCGGCAAGGCCTGCGGGTGGGCCCAGTGCCCTTTGCGCGCGATATCGGGATGCCGACTTAAGGTTAAGTATGAGCTTTAGTGTCGTAAGTCGTTGATTTCACGTACTTTAGACATACGGCGGCGAGCCCGGCGCGGGTCCGACCTGGGGTGGTTCCGGGGGCAAAAGGGCGCGAATGTGGTGCAAACAGGGCTCCGGTGGTAGTCTATTGGCCATATGTTTCGCGTTGTCAAGGCGTTTGACACCGGCGAGCCCGGCTTCTTCCTGCTCTGCGATAACCGGCAGTGCATGGAGGCGCGGCGCGGCGGCGTGCGGGTGGCCAATTCCGACGAGTACCGGCTGTCGAAAAAGGAATTCCTGAAGGCGGCGATGCAGGAGGGCTGGTGGATCGATCTGGAGGGGGGCTTCTGCCCGGCGCATGCCCGCGACATGGCGCATGCCGCGCAGAAGGCGCAGGAAAGGGGCCAGCAGGTCGTGGAAGCGCGTCCTGAGCACGTGGCCACCTTCGGCAGGGGGCGCGCGTGAAGCCGCCTCCAGGGGCTCCGCAGGGACCGCCTCCTGGCAAGCAGATGGTCAACGTCGGAGTGATGGCGCTGGCCCGCGAGACCGGCTTCAGCGCCTCCGCCGTCAGCCAAAAGCTCAAAGATGGGCAGACACCCGACGAGATTCGGGCCGCCGGAGCCCGAAAACAGGGTCGAAACCCCTCCAAAACACCCCAAAAACGCACTTCGAGGGGCGCTGGCAGGCCTCCTTTGGCGTCGGAATACGACCTCGTGGTCAAGGGTCGCGAGCGCTACGATGCCCTCGACAGCGCCAAATTGAGGCGCGCGCAGGCCCTGGCGGAGCGCAGCGAGCTGGAAAATGCCCTAAAACGAGGCGAATTGATCCCTGTGGCGTACGTTCGGCAGTGGGCCTCGCGCTTTTTGACGGATGGCCGCGACATGCTGATGACCGGGCCCAGCGAATTGGCCGACGCGCTGGCGGCGGAGACCGACCCGTTGAAGGCGGCGGAGATCCTGCGCCGGTGGCTGGAGCGCGTGCTGGGCAAATTCCAGAACCTCGACCGGCTGTGGGGCGCAGGCGACGAGGAAAGGGTCGCATAATGCCGCTCAAAGCCGCGAAGGCCTTCATTGAGGTCGAGGCTGGGGTGATTCCCGGTCAGCCGATACCGGAGTACACCAAGCGCTGGGGCTACGACGTCGAGGAGTACGAGAAGGACACGCTGACGCCGCAGGACCAGCCGACGATCTTCAGCCAGCGGCTCCAGGAGGCGCACAATTACGCCATGGGCATGAGCAATCCGGCGTACGTCAACTGGGTGCGCGTCGATTGGATCTGGGTGTGAAGGAGAGACGCCGTGGATCTGCTTGTCATCGACAACTTTCTGGACGATCCCGACAGCCTGCGGGCGTGGGCGCTCACCCAGGAGTACGAAATGCCGGAGCAGTTCTATGGCATGCGCTCGCGGTCGAAGGGCACCTACGACACGACCGGCTACCGGCAGAGATTTGAGAAGGCACTGGGTGGGACGACCTCTAATTTCGTGCCCGTCTCCGGCGGCGCTGTCTGGCTGTCGCTGGCGGATGACCAGGACCGCCTGCCGGGGGTTCACGCGGACGACATCGACCCTGCGGCCTACGGCGCGCTGCTCTACCTGACGCCCGGCGGGCCCGCAGACTGCGGTACTTCGTTCTGGCGGAACCGGATGACGGGTTTGGAGCGGGTCACAGACCTGGATGAATGGAACCGCAACGGCGGCGGGCCCCTGGACCTCACCAGTTTCGAGGAGGTTGAGCGCGTCGAGTACGTCTACAACCGCGCCGTCGTCTACCCGCTGAACCGGTTGCATTCGGCTACAAGGCACTTTGGTGTGGGAATCGGCGATGGCCGCATGCACACCATGTTCTGGTACGTGGAATGAGCGCCGCTGACTTCCTGATGCCCGGCTTCCCGTGGCCGCCGCCGATCCTGGGCGAGCTGCGCGAGATCTTCCGGCTCCGGCCTAAAGTTGGGCTCGCGGAGTGGGCCGAAGCCAACATCGTGCTGTCGCCGGAGTACAGCAACTCGACGGGCCCGCTGATGCTCTTCGGCTGGCAGCGTGCGATCTTTGACGCCATCACGGACCCGACCATCGAGACCGTGGTGATCATGACGTCCACGCAGATCATCAAGAGCCTCGCGATCATGACGGCCATCGCGTACTGGATTGTCGAAGACCCTGGTCCGATCCTGCTGGTCGAGCCGAAGAAGGACGCGGCGCGCGACTTCAGCAAGCGCCGGTTGATGCCGTTGGTCCGCGACTGCCCGGCCCTGCACGACAAGATCTCCGGCAGCGTGCATGACGGGCACAATACCATCCAGAGCAAGGATTTCACCGGCGGCAACCTGTTGATCGTCTCCGCCCACACGCCGGTGGACCTCGCGCAGCACACCATCCGCTATCTGGTCTGCGACGAGATCGACAAGTACGACGACGACGTCGGCGGCAGCGTCGAGCGCCAGGGTGAGGGCGACCCAATCGATCTGGCCTGGGAGCGCGCGATGACGTACGGCTCCAGGCGTAAGCGCGTTCTCGCGTGTTCGCCGACCGTGGCCGGTCAGTCACGCATCGGGAAGGCCTGGGCCCTCAGCGATCAGCGGCGGCCATGGGTTCCCTGCCCCTACTGCGGCACCATGCAGGTGCTGAAGTTCCGCGACAAGGACGGCTACCACGTGAAGTGGGACACCGGCGTGGCGCGCGAGCTGCAAGCGCCCACGGCGCGCTACCACTGCGTGCAATGCGACCGGCCATGGACGGAGCAGGAGCGCTGGAGCGCGGTCAACCATCACGTCGAGTGGCGGGCCGATAAGCCGGGCGGCGTGGACGGCAGGATCGCCGGGTTCTGGTGCAATCACTTGTACGTGCCGCCGACCTGGAAGACGGCGGCCTCCATCACCAATCAGTTCCTGGGCGCGAAGGACGACCGGCAGAACTTAAAGACTTTCATTAACACCGTGCTCGCCGAAGAGTGGGTCGAGGAAGGGGTCGCGCCCGACAAGGAGCTGCTACACGCCCGCCGCGAGCCCTATGGCTACGGCGACACGGCTGTGGTGCCGCAGGGCGGGCTGTTCCTGACGGCGGCCTGCGACGTTCAGGAGCATCCGCCGCGTTTGGAGGTGGAGGTCAAGGCGTGGGGCCGTGGCCGCGAGAACTGGTCGATGGGCTACTGGATCTTGCAGGCCTTCCACGAAAACGGCCAGGAGCTGCCGGTCAGCTCGCGCGAGGTCTGGGATCTGCTGGACGTGCTGCTCTACCGCGAGTGGCGGCACGAATCCGGCCATCTGATGTCCATCCTCGCGATCTGCATCGACACCGGCCATCTGCCGAAGCCGGTCTACGAATTCGCGCGCCGACCAGGACACCACCAGCTCCACCACGGCCCGCAGGGGATCAAGATCGTCGCGCCGCGCACGGTCGTGCCGGTGAAAGGCACCAACGACATGCTGCGCATCATCAGCGGCATCTCGAAGGAAGACGCCGCGCGCAAGCGCCAGGGCGTCAGGATCGTCAGCATCGGGACCTACTGCGCGAAGGCGGAGATCTTCGACCTGCTGCGCCACGCGCTGCCGAACCCGGATGGCTCGCCGTCGCCCGGCTGCTACCACTTCCCGCTCTACGACATGGTCTACTTCGAAGGCCTGACCAGCGAGGTCAAGATCACGAAGCCCAACGGCGACATCGAGTACGTGAAGCGCGGCGCGCGCAACGAGCCGGTGGATCTGGCGGTCTACAATCGCGGCGCGGCGTCCATCGTCGGCATCGACCGCATGGGCGAGGAGCACTGGCGGGCCTTCGAGAAGGCCGTGGAACCCATGGACGGGCCGCCACGCCCGGCACCGGCACCGGCACCGCAGGGCCCGGCGGCAGCGCCGGTGATCACCATCCAGCCCGGCGGCATCCGCCCTACGCGCGGCGGTTTCCGTCGGGAGTGAGGCTCGCTCCCCTGCGAAGACGCGCGGGTGTGACGACGTGGTCGTCGCAGAACGAGCAGCAAACCCCTTCCGCGACAGGGTCTGGGTTGTTCGGGTATTCGGGGAACTCTCCGCCGCAGATGACGCAGATGTTGGCGGTACGGTCTAGTGCATCTCCACTAACGTAGACCCATTGCTTGTGAGTTGTGGGAACTACCAGTGCGCTCATCTTGTTCTGCGCGAGGAACTCCCGCGCTTGTTCTTCGGTTGGGAATGTCATCCTTCGTCGTCCTCCGCGTTGCTCAGTTCTTCGATGGCCCGGTCCAGGTTGGCGCGCGCGTCCCGCAGATGCTCCAGGGCCCTGCCCTCGAAGTCGGTCAGGGCGGCGCTCAAGTCTGGCAGGACCGCTTCGGCGTGCCGTCTCCATTCGTTCATGCTGCCTCCATAGCTCGTAGTGTGCGGATCAGTTTAGCGACCACCGGGCGGCGGCGCTTGGCGTCCTTCCAGTCGGGCGATCCGCGCCATGTGTCGTCGGCGATGCGCGAGTACTCGATCACGGTGCCGGTGTGCTCGCCGACCGCCCTCCACATCGGCGGGCTGTAGGGGCCCACCAGCGCCGGGCCGGTCACGATGTCGTACTGGAGGCGCTCCGCCTGCGAGATCGAGAAGTCGCCGAACCAGCCGTCGGCGACGGCGATCAGGTGACCGTCCCACCTGCCGAACTTGTTGGGCCTACCCAGGCCGCAGCCCAGGCTCCAGGAGCCATCGCCCCAGGAGGCGGGATTGGTGCGGTCCTCGACGTCCTCGAAGTTGGCGGCGACGTGCCGCGCGAAGGTGGCGTTGTACAGGATCACCTTCACCGGCACCGGCGTGGCCTCGATGCCGAAGTACGCGGCGACCTCAATCGCCACGCGGGTGGCCAGGATGCACAGGTCGCGCCGCTCAAACTCCGCCTCCAGCATCGGCGCGATGAGCGGCGACATCGCCTCGAAGAGTTCAGGGGCGGTCATCGGAGTTGCTCCCGGTCCACGGTGAGCGCCCAGATCAGGGCGATGATCCAGCCGATGATAGTCCAGCCGGTCAGCAGGTTCAGCGCGAAGATGGCACCCAGGTTGGCTTTGTCACGCCGGATGGCGATCCCTGTCGGCAGGAAGTAGAACGCAACCAGGACCGCGCGCAGCAGGAAGTCTGTCATTGTGCCCGCCGCGCCGCCCCGATTTTGCCTGCTTTCTCCGCCGCCTCGTAGGTCTCCACGGTCCAAGGCAGCCAGTAGCTCTCCGTCAGGCGCGTGGGGCAGCGGTAAGGCTTGCGGACGTGGTGCTCCTTGCGCGTGCCGCCGCAGTTCTGGCAGCGGGTGGTGACGTCGAAGGCCTTCACCGGGCACCTCCGGCCAGCCGTTCGGCGCGCTGCGCCGCCTTGTAGTCCACAACGCACTGGACGTGATCGCGCTGTTCGGTCAATTCGGTGATCGTGCGGTCGATCTCCTGGCAGCGGCGCGCGTGGGCGCTCATGGCGGTCTGGATGGTGCTGCCGCCCTGCACGTAGTAGTCACGCCCGTTCGGGGCGGCCTGTGCGAGGGCGCGCGCGCCTTCGAGGAGTGCATCAATGGCGGTCTGGAGCTGATCGAGCAGGTCCACGGCGGCGGTGCCATTGAGGTGGACGGTCGGCACCGTGCTCTGGTGTTCGATGTTGCAGATGGGGCAAACTGTGTTTGTCATATTCCAACTATACTGACATCGGCATGACGTTGTCAAGAATTATTTTCTGAATTACAACGAATGCGCCTCCAACAATTTCGTGTTGTCGGGGGGCGGCAAAAAACTGGAGTTGTTCAACAGCGATATCGACGACTGGCGGATCAC